TGTTGCAGCAGATGCCATAGTTATTGTGAATGTATCTGCATCTGGTACAGATATAACTTCAAAAGTATTCGTTTCAAAATCATCAGCTACGTATCCTGCTCCAACTGGTGGAGTAACTGATGTAAATGTAAATAAGTCTCCTGCTAATAAATTATGACTTGTTTTATTTACAGTCACAGTTGCTGAAGTATTTGTGGTATCGAATGTACAACTAGTTAATGCTGTATCTAAAGGTGTAATATCATAAAACCCACCTTCATAATAAATAATTAATGCTTTGTGAGTGCCTATCGCTGCATATTTTCGACCATCTAAATCAGCCCAAACGAGTTGTTCTCTTGCAGCACCGACTAATGTTTGATCGGTAATCTGTTGCCAACCCCCTATTTTTTCAGGTAAACTATATCTAAACCTAACAAAATCACCATCAGTCCACTGTCCTTCAGCGCCTGTTGGGGTTACTTGTTTATTAAATCCTGGTCTTATCTGTACGTTTGTTAAAGGCATGACAGTATTATACACTATCCATTAATACACTTAAAGTATCTTTATTTATAAGTTTTTTGGTAATTTTAATTCTACCACAGAATTACTATCACCAATATGTCCTTCTACAAATGTGTTAAAGGATAAACTTACTCTAAAACCATCTGTTTCTTTCACTGGAACTGAATGCAAAAGACTAGATGGAAATAATAATAAGTCCCCTTTTTTAGCAGCCAAATTCCATTCGGTAGAGTTTAAATGATTGTAATTACAATTTTGAAAAAATATAGTAGCTGGAACTCTTTTGTGAAATTTAATAACATCTTTTTCATCTACATCAAAGTATAGCACACCAGACACAAGAGAATTTGCATGAAGATGTTCGTGATGAAATTGCCCTTTTTCAGTAAAATTAATCCAAGATTGTGTTATGTATGGAAATATTTTATCTTGTGTTTGAATAACTAGTTTGTAATAATTTTCAAGATGGAGTTGCAATTCTTCTTTTAGTTTCTTCATTGGTTTTTGATCTAAAAGATATGAGCCGTTTGTGATAATATTCCCTCTGTTATGTTTTACATTTTTAGAACAATCTCTTATAAATTCTAATTCTTCTTCATTAAAAGTTTTTCGTAAATTAGTTTGATAAACAGGGGTTGGAAAAAGTAACTGAATGTTTACATCCATATTATTGATAATGTATAGTTAAAAAAACAGTTTTTGTGTTAATTGAATTTGTGTTTATATATTTAAAAGGACCATCTAAAAAAATAGCCATGTTTTCTTTTGTGGTTATTTTATTGTAACCAGCTGTTTTAAAATAACTGTCTTTACCACCTAAATATAAAATAAAAGTTTTATAATTTTTATTTTTTAAAAAATCATTTTGTTGTGGATACTCTATTATTTTTTCTCCTTGAGTAAATAATTTAATACTAGCTTCTAAAACAACTTTTGCTTTAATTTTTTGTAAAATATTATTAAGTATATCTTGTGTAAATAAACTTAAACCTTTACCCTGTTCTCTTACTAAATAATGAATTAACGCAGTTACTTCCTTATTCAATATCGACCATAAAAAAGTATCGTTAGATGTTATGTTTTGAATATTAAATAATATTTCATTATCTAAATAATTATTCTCAACTTTTATCATCAGGTTCTTTACCTTCTACAGGGTCTGTAACACATGACAATTTATTTGCTAATTCTTTATCAAAATATAAATTAAAAGAAGCAACAATAGCCATTATATGGTTACCAAAATGTCTCAATGATTCTGGTGTCAAATGTATTTTTTTATGTTTATTTATAATTTCAATTTCTTGTTCTGAAAAAACAATATCGCAAGCTCCTGTTTTTTTGTTTTGTATAAATTTCATTGTTCTGCTAGTCCTAATCCAAAATATTTTCGTTTATCCATATAAAAATCTTTATACTTTCCATCAGCTAAAACCCAATGTAAAAATACATTTACATACCAATCTCCTAAAAATTCTTCTCTCCAATGAGGAATTTTAGTTCCGTTATATATAACACCATCACCAGGTTTTAACAATACCTTTTCTTCTCCGATAAATATTGGCCACTCTGTTCCATCACTTCCTATATGTACAGTTGCAGAAATTTCGCAAGATTCTCTATCTAAATGTTTTTTTAGTTCACTAAATTTAGTGTAAACTCTAACAAATGAATAACTAGGAAGTATAGGTAAACCTATTGCTTTAGACACTGCTGGAGTTGTTTTTAAAAGAATAGCGTCAGTTAAAGGAGTTCCATAAAACATACTATCTGCATTTTCTCCTTGTTTGAAATCAAAATCTGTTCCATTTATTCTATGTTTTATTTCTGTCCATATTGAAAGAAGTTTAACTTCTTCAGCAGTTAAAATATTTTTTATATGTATAATATCTTTCATTATAAAGCCCACGCTACTATAGAATATCTTACTCCTTTTGTAACAGGAGTCACCATATGTGGATATAAAAAATTGCTAGGCCACACAATTAAAGAGTTTTCTTGTTTTGGTATTTTTATTTGTTTATTTCCAACAGGTGTAGTAAATACTAAATCACCCCCTTCATAGTCATTATTTACAAGATAAATAAAACTTAAAGTTCTTGGAAATTTTCTTGCGTGATCTGAATGTAATCGATAATGACCACCTACTTCATACTTAAGTATTTCAACATCATTGATTTCACAACCACCAACACTTTCTTGGAAATTACTAAAATATGCTTTTATTTTATCATTCAAAAGTTTTATTAATAAATTTGTCCAATGTATTTTAGTCCAACTTTTTTCATCAGGAGTATTACGTAAAAAGTGTATAAATACGTTTCTAATTTTTTTATCAACTAAAACATTTTTATCACCAGAAATTTCTCCTTGGTTAAATTCTTTTATAGATTTACAATACTTGTAAAAGTTACCATAAACATTCTTAGGAAGAAAATTTGAATAAAGTCTTATATAATTGTTTAACTGTGTTTCTTCTATTTCCATATTTTTTTATGCCACCAATTGGACTTATAATTATGTATTAATTTTGTGAATTGATGAAAAAATCTTTCAGAATAATTTACTTTTTCTTCTTCTATTTGAATTTTCCAAGACTCTCTTAAAAAAGGTATTACTTGAACATAAGGCGTTCCTTTTTCTATGATTGTTTCTAAAACAGGGTATTTATCTCCATTAACTAATATAGGAAAATTTATTTCTGACTCAAAAGTATCTGTATCTACAATACCCGGTATTATTGAAAAACGATCATCTGCGTTATTCATAGGCGGTAAAAACAAACAAGAATATCCAGGAGGTGTTTTTATAATCCATGGATTTAGTATTTTTTGAATCTGTAAATTTTTATTCTTTTGTAAAAAAGGACATTTGTCTCCCAGTTGTTCTGGGGGATGTTTTTGTGGTATATCTCTTCTGTTAACATTTATTTGAGTCTCGTAGTGATAAGGTACATGTGAATGTAGTATTGAATGTCTCTTTCCCTCTGCATAAACATTATGTGTTAATTTTAAATCAACAGGTATTTTAAGTAAATAACCAGTTGTTAATGTGTCTAAAAAAGGCATACAACCTTTTACAGTCATTAACGTATCGGAATGATTTAAATCTTTATACCATTTAGGTATATGAAGTTTACAGGGTTCTGGATAATTTTTTTGTTTAAGATATTCTTTAGGTGCAGTAAATCTAATTACTTTGTTCAACATCCTTTACTTATAAAGTTTTTAAGGAATTTGTAAAGGGTGATAATAACTAATTGAATTATCCGAACAATATTTTTCCCACGTATCCGCTATAGGATAAGTTAATGTGCTTAAATCTAAACTTGTTAAATAATCATAATAAGATTTAACATCTGAATACATAGAATTATCTGGATTATTATCCAAAAATTCTTTTAGTATTGGTTTTACAGAATTGTTAAGATAATTTTCCAATGTGTCTTGATTAGGATATCTATCATCATTAATAGTTTTACCTGCAGGTGGGTTTGGATCAGGTGGAACAATAGTTGATGTATATACAAGATTATCGTTGTCTAATTTAACTGTTTTAGTATTAAATAAAACTGCATTAAAATTAGTATCATCAACTGATTTTTCAATGCACCCAGTTAAATCTACCTGAGCATTTTTTTCAGCATCAGTTTTACAAAGCCTATAAAGTTCATTTTCGTAAAAAATAAAATACGCCATAATTATCCTCTGTTATCGTAAAAAATTAAAGCCCCAGTTCCTCCTGGTTGTCCAGGGTTAGCGTTACCATTTGGGCTATTACCGCCTCCAGCTCCTCCAAAACTTCTTGCGTTTGGAAAATAAATAGATAAATTTAAATCCGTAGAGCTAGCACCGGGAGCGCTTCCAGGGTTTCCTGGAGGTGCAGGGTTGTTTTGTTGTCCTCCTGTACCACCGTTACCTGCATTTGCAGTAAATAAGTTTGTGACGTTTGTAGATCCACCAGGGTTTCCAGGGTTTCCTCCATTGTTTCCAGTAGAGCCCGAACCTCCACTTCCACCTCCTCCGACAGAGAATGAATAGTTTTGTCCTCCTGTTACAGGACCTGTAAATACACCGTAGCCACCTTGACCACCACTTCCGCCAACCTTGTCCCAACCATCGTGGTTTCCACCACCGCCCCCGCCTCCAGCGTAAGCAAATGCTTGAAATTTAGATACACCTGGTGAAGCAGAATATGTTCCACTTGATGGACCTAATCTGTTAAAAAGTAATTGGAAATTAGATGCACCACCTCCACTTGAGGCAGCAGTAATTCTTCCATCAGCATCAACAGTGATTGTTGCTGCTGTGTATTCAGCTGCAGTAACTCCTGTTGAAATTAATTGATCAGGACCAACAGAGTTGGTTGCTAATTTAGCTTGTGTAATTGTTGATGTAGCAATTTTATCTGCAGTTACAGCAGATGCAGCAAGTTTTGCTTCAGTCACATTTAAGTTTGAAATTTTTGCAGTAGTAACTGCGTTGTCAGAAAGTTTTGCGGTAGAAATTGCAGCATCATCAATTTGTGCTGTAGCGATTGTTCCACCTAAAGTGTTCAATGCAATTTCATTTAAATTAGTTCCATCAGAATAAGCAGCAACGATTGCAGCTTCACCTGCAGTGAAACCTGTTCCACTTACAGTTTTGATTGTTAAGTTTGTTACACCTGTTACAGCAGATAAATCAATGATATAA